TGCCACCTTGAACGCCTCGGCGACCTGCGCCGCTGTGTTGCCCGCCGTCGCGGTGATACGCACCGCCGTGCCATTGATGGTGGCGGCCACCACCTCTGTGCCCACTGCTGCTGCAGCGGGTGTAGTGATCGTCAGCTGGGTAACGGCCTGAACAGGCGTTGCTGCCCAGGCCGAGACCGCTGCGGTGTTGGCCAGTTCGCGGGTGGTCAGGATGCGCCAGCCCAGCGTGGTGCGCTCCCACAAGCCGGGCTCGTCATCCGCCGCAGCGAACGTACCGATCGGCGGTGCATCCGCCAGCAGGTTTGCAGTGGTGCTGTAGTGGGCCATACCCACCCGCACCCAACCTGCCGTTGCTCTGGCGTAGACGTTGCCGGTGGATTGGCTGATGGCGTAGGAACCCGACGGCGGGCCTAGATCAGCCAGCAGTTGGGTGTCCGTCGGGTAGGTCCGAATCGGACTTGGCGTCATCTTTGTCCACGCACTGCCCGTCCACACGTAGGTGTTGGAATCGGTTGAGTTGAAGATCGCCTCGCCAACCGTCGTGCCAACGGCTGGGAGGGTCGTGGCGATCTTGAAGGCAGGGAGGGCGACGGCGCTGGCGTGGCTCGAATCCAGCGCAAACATCTGGCCGTAATCAGCGGAAGCGCTGTCGGCATCGGTGACAACAAGGCGGCGGTCAGCCATTGGATCAGGTGCGAGTGAACGAGTGAATCAGTGCAGTAATCAGGGTGTGACCGCCCTGTAGCGGACGCCTACATCGCTGGCTTTGATAATCCACTTCACGGCGAAGTTCTTGGGACGTGTCTCGGGGTCGCCGCCGCCGTTGATCGTGACGGTGTGGCTGTGGTCGCCATCGCTGTCCATCCACCGCCCAGAAACGTTTGTCACGCCCCCTGCGTTGATACCTTCGCCAACTGTTTGAGCAGCGGGGCTATAGCCAGCACCCGAGTAAGCGTTCATCCGCCTTGACCACAGGCCGTGCGTATGGACTCCGGCGGTGTTGGTCGCACCTGTAAAGGCTGTGTTGGGCCGCTTGGTGGCGTCTTCTTGCCGGCTGCCGACAGCACGACCTGCATCGCCCCAGATTCCGTTCTGGTTCAGGCCGTCGCCACGCAGGAACGCACCCCTGAAATCAGGCACCTTCCCGCCTGGGAAGATTGCCGCCAGTTCTGGGTATGTCGTGGCGTTAATCGTTTGCCCGTTGCATTCCAGCCAACCTGCTGGAATCGCGTTCGTCATCCACGCCATGATGCAGCCGATCGGACAGCCGATGCTGACCATCAGGTCACCATGGCTCAAATCAAGCTGCTGACCTGCTTGACCGCCGCCAAGCTGAATCCATTGGCTAGCTGCAACGTCATAGCTGAACAGCCCAGGCTTGTTGCCTGCGATGGTGCTATTCAGCACCAGATACACCTCTGACGCCGCTGCTGTCGCGGGCAGATCAGCGTCGGTCGGGACGTTATGAACGCCAGCCGTCAGCGGGATTTTCTCCCAAGGGGCTGCCGTAACAGCAGGCACTGCAGGCGGAACACCACCTGGACCTGCTGGTGTGCCCGCTACAGCGGCGGTGCCAGGAGCGGTGTCAGCAGGTGCGACAACTGCAGTAGCTCGCCAGATGCTGCCCTGGTAGTTCACCAGAGCGCCCTTTTCGTAGTTACCTGCCACCCATGCCTTCAGGCCGTAGAGCACGTCAGCTCGGCTGCGAGCCAGCAGGTCACCCCCGATCTGCACGTACCGCAGCTGCGGAGTGGCAGCAGTGCCGCGATTGGCAATCTGAATCCAGTCCCCCACCTGCAGCACGGCGCCGGTGATGTGTGCTGCGCTGCCGTGAACATCGGACGCCTTCATCACATAGCCGGCCTGGCCAGTCCACACCCAGTAGTGACCGACCTTGGCGAGGTTGGCAGCGAGGCTGGCCGGGTCCGTCAACGCCAGATCAGGCAGGTCAGTCAGGTGCGCTGCACCAATCACCGTGCCGCCGTCCTGTTGCACCGTGCCCTCAAACAGGCTGAGCGATGCAATCGCTGCCTGCATCGTGTCAGTGCTGAACAGCGTGACCCAGGTGTTGCCGTTGTAGACCTTGATCGCTTCGTGGGTGCTCTCGGTGACGAACTCCAGGTCGCCGGCTTCCATGCCGTAGCGCTGGTCGCCCTCGGCAACCGTGGGCTTGATCCAGTCCTTGATATTGATTTCGCGGTAGCCCCCCATTGGGGTTGTGCCACCCAAGCGCGTCACCGTGAAGGTGATATTGCCCAGCAGGCCAGGGAACGCCAGCGTGTTGCCGGCCACTGTTTCCTTGTCGCCGATTGCGTAGCCCGTGCCAGCGTTGGTCAGCGTGGCGGTGATGACCCCGTAAGCCTGTGCCGTCAGGTCAGCAATAGCGCCGGTGCCACCACCGGAGAGCGTCATCACCCTGCCAGCGTCTTGGTTGCCAGCCAGCGCGGTGATCGTGGCAGCGTCCGCTGGGTTGTCGCTCTCGACCAGCAGCGTGGCGATCGGGCCGGTGTGGCCGATGCTGTCGTCAAAGGCGTAGAGACGATCAATACGGTTGCCCGCCAGATCGAACTTCACGAAATACAGCTGACCATCCAGCGGACGGTTGGCGGCTGTCGGATCCTGTGGGCTGGGTAAGTTGCTCAGCCTGGCGACGAAGTGAACGCCGGCATTCGCCCGAAGCATCCGCAGGTTGACTGCATCGTCCGGCGCAAGAGCGTCGCCTATCTTCATCACCCGCTGCCCGTCCGCGTCGAAGCCGAACCTGGCTCTAAACGGTTGCCCTGTCATGGTTCAAGGTGCGCCGGCCACGTCACCGCACGCACCATCAGCTTAGGTAGCCGTATTGATCAGATCTTCAATACGCGGCCGCGCAACGTAATCAGGGCAACATCACTACTGACCTGAAGCTGTAGATCAGTGCCGGCCGCGTTGGTGCCAGGAGTAAAGGTCAACACTGGTGGCACTGCACCCATGCGCACCTCGTACACGACGCTGTAGCCGGTGTCAGTGCCGGCGCCTTTGCTGACGGCGACTTCAACAAATAGCGTGCCCTGTGGGCCCTGCGCCCAGAGGTCAACGATCATGGCGTCGCCTGTCGTGTCAATCGCCACAGGTGACGGCGTATTGGCAATCAAGGGCTGGTTGTGACCAATGATCAGCTCAAGGCTGCCTGTCGCTGGCCCTGCTGAGGGAACGCCACCACTGCTGGGACCGCTGATGCCAGCAGCGAAGGCGCGCGCAGCACCTGCACCACCACCGCCTTGGGTGCGCATACCCGTGGGCAGCATCCCGCCACGGTCCTTCGGCAATAGGGCAACACCTGAACCCCACTTGCCACCAACCTTCGGCCCGTATGCCTTCCACTCCTTGATGTCGATATAGAAATCACCATCCACACCGTCGCTGAATGTGGGAACGCCTGCACCATGCAGAAGCCCGTTGCCATCACGACCAGCAGGGCCTGTCGCGCCCATCGGGCCACGTTCACCCGTCAGACCTTGAACCCCTTGGACATAGCCGGCCGTTATCAGCTCGCCTGAGTCCAGCCCTAAGACCAGCTGGCCGCTCACGATGCCTGCGGAGACGATCAGACCAGCCATACGCCTAGATAGGATTGAAATGCCAAGCGGCGGTCAGGCCCTTGGCGCGAACAACCTGGTGAGAGGTCGTTATGGCAAGTCTAAATTGCCTGCAATGTGGAGGCGCTTTCTACTGCAGGCCCTCCCGCATCACCGTAGGCAAAGGCAAGTTCTGCAGCAGAGAGTGCCGCACCCTGCACACTGGCGGGCTGACCTTGCAATTCCCCAAGGAGTACGGCGTCTTCATGACAGCCAAAGCTCGGTGCAAGGGCACTCAGAAAGAAAAGCGGTCGCGGTATCGCAATCGTGGCATTGAGTTCCGTTTTCAGTCCTTCGCTGAGTTCATGGAAGAACTTGGGCCGCGGCCTGATGGGATGCAGCTAGATCGGATTGACAACGACGGCCACTACGAAAAGGGAAACGTCCGATGGGCGACCCCGCAGGAGCAGGCAAACAACAGAGAAGTCACTATCACCCTCACTCATAACGGCAGGGCTCAATGCCTAAGTGACTGGGCCAAGGAAACAGGGCTTAAGGCAGAAACAATTTGGGCCAGGATCAAGAAACACGGCTGGTCTGTAGCGGATGCGCTTGAGACGCCCCGCTACGGCAAATACAGCTAGCCCTATTTGCGGCGCCGATACGGATTTCGCACGATCTCTCGCAACGCTTCATCAGGGGACAACACCTTCTTGCTGCCCTCTGTTCCCTTGATCATTTCGGCAAAGCGTCTCGCGTTCTCCTTCCCCATCACCGCAGCACGGGTGTCATTGTTTGCCCTGGCTAAGAAATCAGCCATCGTTGCCGCCTTGCCATTCTTCGGCGCCATCTCCCTCGCCACCTTGTAGAACTTCTTGTCGCCGACCCTCACCTTCTGCTTGTAGGTGCGGCCAGAGCTGGGCTTCTCCTTGCTGATCTCGACATAGCTGCGATCACCAACCTGCGTCAGGCTTTCACCGCTACGCCGTAGTTCAAGCTCAGTCGCCGTCACAGGCAACACGCGACAGCGGCAGTTCGGATGGATTGGCGTCTGCGGCAACCGATCACGATCCGTCACCTCCTTCCCATCCCACGGTGCGCACTGCATGCACACCCTGAAGTCGAACGTGGCATCAAACACCCAGCGTTCAATGATCTTCCCTGTGTGCTCTTCACCTGTCTCGGGATCGGTCCACGCCCATTCGTTATTGGCGTCCCAAAACTCCTCGTGGGCACGCTGACTCATGTCCATCACGGCAGTACGTGCAATCGCCTTGTTCCGTGTCATCGCAACCCGCCCCATCCCAGGCAGTTGCGCGGCAATCTCATCATTGGTCTCGCCAATCAAGAACCCACGTTTCACCACGCCATCGATCAGCTTCAGGTTGTCC